AATGGTATTATTGATTTCATGAGAATTCTCAGAAACATGCCATCTTTCGATGTAATTGAATTTGGCGTTGAGGATATTGTTCGCTCAGGACTCTGTAAAGAATACATTATTGCAAAAACTGAACTAGGACTCTGATGTTTAATCACGTTGAATTGAATCTTCCCAAACTTGAAAGGGAAAATATTGATGGTGTTCGTTATTATAATGTTCCTGGAGATGATGGATTAAAAAAACTCATCTCCATTACTTCCGTAACTAGTAACTATAAAAAGGAGTTCTTCAATAAGTGGAGACAAAGAGTAGGTGTAGAGGAAGCAGATAAAATTACCAAAAAGGCCACTGCAAGAGGAACAGATGCTCATACTTTGATTGAGCATCATCTTCGTAATATGAAATATGATTCTGATGTTCTTCCAATTTCTAAGCATCTTTTTCAAATTGCAGTCCCTGCATTAAAACGTATAAATAATATTCACGCATTAGAAGGTTCTCTTTATAGTTTATTTTTTGGTATTGCAGGTACAGTAGATTGTATTGCAGAATTTGATGGAGAACTGGCGATCATCGATTTCAAAACTTCAAAAGAACCAAAACCAAGAGAATGGATTGAAGGTTATTTTGTTCAGTGCTGTGCATATGCATGTATGCTTCATGAACTTACTGGTCTCTCCGTTAAAAAATTTGTAATTATTATGACATGTGAGAATGGAGAAGTTGAAATTTATGAAGAGTACGATAAAGAAAAATATATTCGTTTGCTTACACAATATATTAAAAAATTTATTGATGACAAAATGAAAAAGGAATCTTGACTTTAAAGTCAATATTTGATATAGTTTAAAAAGTTATTAAGAATAAAATTGTCCTTTACAATCATAGAATTAATGGAATCTAATTTCAATAATGAATTAGAAAAGGTATTAGAAAAGAAGTTTTTTTGCCCCTCAAGATTTGCACAAGAGGTTGAAAAGATCGTGCAAGAAAATGATGACATGAATTATATTGATGCCATCATTTTTTTCTGTGAGAAAAATAATATTGATTTGGAATCAGTTCCTAAATTAATTTCTAAACCACTTAAAGAAAAAATTAAATACGAAGCAATGGAATTAAACTTTTTAAAAAGGACTTCCAGAGCAAAATTAGTGTTTTAATTCCATTTTTGACTGAAAATTTTTCCGGTAAAAAATTTACTATATTACTTTTTTGATGGCACCTTTTGAAACATATAAAATTTATGTTGCTTTGAAAAATCACTTCACAAAAAACAATTATGATTACTTTGTTTATTGTGGAAAAAGCAGAGTAAACTTACAATCTTTTTATAAACGGAAAGATCGTTTTTGGTTCGAAAAGATTGCAAGACAAAAAAAAGAAAATGAAATATTGAATTTTTTTGTTGCAAGTTTTGTTTCATGTAATGATCCACAATGTCTTTGGATTGGTGAAATTATAAAAGAAGGAGAAGAAAATTATATAAACTGGCAAAGAAAAATTCAATCTTTGTCTTATATTTTTAAAGAGGAAATAGAAAATATATTCACGCAAAAGAATTTTAATGAGATGTTTGCAATTGAAGAAAACAAACATCCAAAAATATTGAAAGATTACTTACAAGGAAAATTTTCTTTGGAGACAATGGTAATCTTGGACAGAATACTTGGATACAAATCGAAATTTGATAAAAAACTCAAAGATCCTGTATGGGAATTTGTTTCTATGCGTATGAGCAAGTATAGTCCATTTCTAAATATCGATGTATTCCATTACAAAAAAATCTTGAAAGAAGTAATTCTAGGAGAAAAATGAATTTTTTTAATTCTGAAATTGTTCGAGCAGAAATGACTGAAATATCTGAACTTCAGGAAGAAATTTATGAAAGTATATTTCGATTTCCTGCTATGGACAGGGAGGATAAAATTAAACACTTAGATCTTTTAGAAAAACTTTTAAAGAAACAGCAAGTTTTGTATACTAGATTAAGTCTGTCTGATGATCCTGAAGCAAAAGATATGAAAAAGAAAATTATGGATTCTGCTTTAGTCATGGGACTTAATCCAAGTACAGACATGAATGTGATTTTTAACAACATGTCTAAAATTCTTGAGGCAATGAGAACAAACATTGACAAAAGAGAATCTGACGTGTAAAATAATGGAGTACATAAAACCGAATCCGATTTATCCGAGGTATCTAAATGGCATTTGCCGATCTTAAAAAACAATCCAAACTTGGTTCTTTGACTGCTAAACTTGTCAAAGAAGTAGAAAAAATGAATACTGGTAATGGTTCTTCTGATGACCGTGTATGGAAACTTGATGTAGACAAAAGTGGAAATGGATATGCCGTAATCCGTTTTCTTCCTGCTCCCGATGGCGAAGATCTTCCTTTTGTGAAGGTTTACAGTCATGCATTTCAAGGTCCTGGTGGTTGGTTGATTGACCAGTGCCTTACTACCATTAACCAAAAGTGTCCTGTCTGTGAGCACAACTCTGGTCTTTGGAACAATGGTACTGATGCTGGCAAAGAAGTAGCACGTAAGCAGAAGCGTAAACTGACCTACATGAGCAACATCTATGTGGTCAAAGATCCTACAAATCCTGAAAATGAAGGTAAGGTCTTCTTGTATAAGTATGGTAAAAAAATCTTTGACAAACTGACTGCAGCAATGCAACCTGAGTTTGAAGATGAAGAAGCAATCGATCCGTTTGACTTCTGGCAAGGTGCCAACTTTAAACTGAAAGCAAAGAATGTTGCTGGTTATCGTAATTATGATTCCTCTGAGTTTGCTCCCCAGAGTGCTCTACTTGACGATGATGATGCAATGGAAGCAATTTGGAAAAAACAGTATTCTCTTGCAGAATTTGTTTCTCCAGATCAGTTCAAGACCTATGATGAACTTGAAAAGCGTCTGAAGAGTGTACTCAATCAAAAAGATGCTGCCAGTTCAATTCGTGAACAGGAAGACGAGTATGAGTCTTATACTCAAGTCTTGACGAAAGAAGATAAAGTTATGGAAGAGGTTGAAGAGTCTTATCGTAAAGCAAAGACTGCACCAACGCCAACAGTTCAAAAATCTTCTTCATCTGATGATGAAGATGAAGATGATGCTCTTTCATATTTTGCCAGGCTTGCCAATGATTAGTTTTTTGGAATAAAAAAATCATTCATAAAGTCTAGTATTTTCTCCTTTCTTCAAGGTGGGTCTCAGATATTGAGATCCACCTTTTTTATATTGCATAAGTTCTTTAAGATCATTGAAAACAATACTTAAATATCGTGGTTTAAGAACGTAAATATTTCTTTTATTTTCTTCTATTTGATTTTCATATTCATAATTAGTTACTTCCCTAACAAATGAAGTTGATGGAATTAATTGAGAATAACCAAGTCCTACATCATAAAATTCATAATAATATGAATTTCCACCAGAAATACCATCAACAGTAAATAGCACTTGTTCTTTTCTTGGATCTGCTAAAACTGGTGATGCAACATTTGGTGTTGTATCAAGTTCAAATGTAAAAGCAGCAGCATTTACTCCATCAGGAATAAATGCAGATGTAACAATAAATGTTCCGTTATATTCTTTTTCTATTACATTTACAATTGATATTTGAGAACCAACATTTAATCCATATATACCACCATTTATAGTTACAGTGACTGTTGTTGATGGTACTACACCATTTCCAGAGAAGATTTGCCCAATTGCATTTGAATTAACTTCAATAAAATTTCCATTTGTTTTCCAAGTATTTGGTATTTCAAGACCAGCAGATAAAACTGTAGATCCTCTAGAATTTTTAATTTCGGTTGTTTCGTAATGATGAATACCGTTATACAAAGTATCATAGTCACCATATTTTTCGAGCAAATACTTATCGAATGAAATTTGAGACAAAGGCCATTCTGTTTGAATGTTCAAAATATTATTAGAAAGAAGAACTATCCAATCAAGAGTAGAATCTTGGTAAACTTCATATGCAACATTGTCTGGTCTATCATCTCCGATGATTTTATACTTTTCAAAGAACTGAAGATTTCCAAAAATATCATCTCTTAGTTTTGCACGTTTAAAAAGATTCTTAACAATTGAATAATCAGAAATGTTCTGTTCTTCTTTTGTTCTGTTAACGTATGCAAAATTTGGAACCTGTCTGAAGTATGCTGCCATTTTAGTAACCTATGTAAGTATCTGCATTTTGATCCAAATCTGTATAATCATTATCATAAATTGGAGTAAGTTCTTTAAATTGCATAGTTAATTCATAAGCAGTCATTGAATTATTATAAAACGTTGCATAATTTTGAGCAGGTGTATAATTTACACCAAAACTTTGCAAAGCACATTCTTTTATTTTGGGTAAATATTTTGCATCGCTGTCTTTTTGCTTATATGTAATCAAAAATGTATTAGGAGTTTTCAAAAATAATCCAGTCGATGCTTTTTTAACTGACATTCCTTGCTTAAAGAATCTAATAATTTTTCGAATTGAATCAGATTCAGTTGTATTACGTGGTGATAAAATAAATGTAAAAGTAAATTCACGAAGTTGAGGTGCATTAAAAAGAAGTTCTATATTTGGATTTGCAATTGCTCCCGTTGTTCTTGTAAAAATTTCATTATTTTGAACTGCTTGACCAGCAAAATATGCTTTTGTTGCTGTTTTTAATGCTTTATTTTGATCTGAAACTAATTGACTAATTGAAGATACTGCTCCACTTGCTCCTTCTGCCCCACCCCCAATTAACGCTAAAGCAGTAGCTCCCGCTAGTGCTTGTACAGGATTCATATTTCCTTCATTCCATCCAACAGTATTCATATCATTAATCGGACCTTGAATGGCCATTGTTACTGTTCCAATAGAATTTGATATTTTTGCCGTAGATCTAGTAAGAATACTATCTTTTGTAGCAGCATTATTTAAATTAATTCCAGAAGGTTCGTACTTTAACATTGAAAACATTACATAGTCTTGTTTTTTAGTATCCATTTTTTCAGGATATCTTAAATCTTTTGGATAATCTTTTCTAGATCCACCATCACCGATTCCAGATTTTAATTCATCTATATTTTGTTGAGCCGTTTTTTGTGTGTCGGCAATTGCTTTTGGATCATATTTGTCAGATTCACCATTTTTATTAGTATCTCCTCCAGTATTACCACCACTTGTAGCTGTACTTGGACCAACTTTTTGTTCCGTAGCAGAGGCGGATAAGTTTTTTTGCATCGAATCTTTTATTTTTGCAGTTGTTCCTTCAGTATATCCACTTATTCCAAAATCGTTTGCTATTTCTTGAATTGAATTATATTGTATTTTATTTCCAGTACCATCATCGTATTGGTAAGTTATTTTTCCATCATTTTGAACAGCGTAACTAGTTTTTTGTACAATAGGATCTGTAGAATTTGAATCTATTGGAATATATCCGGTTGTATTTGCAGAACTAATGGTTGTTAACTTATTATTTCCATTTGCATCTTTGTATGTATTATTTACATACATTTGATCATTTGCAAGTGTTGTACTTGTTGCACTCCAAAAAGGCATCAGAATTCCTCCCTAACCACAAGAGGATTAATCATCTCAATTTTTTGTAGAGTATGAGACATTTATAATAGTTTTTTATTTATTTAGTGATGAATTTTGCATATTCAATATTTTTCATATCATCAATCTCATCATTATTAATGACATGATATAAACTATTTACTTCTGCCCATGTATAATTTCTTTGTTCTTGCCAATGAAAATTAATACCTTTGAATCCCCATTCTTCTACTGATAAAACTGCAACCAATGGATATTGGTCATATAAAAGATTTGGAGTTTTTGCATTGTAAATGTAAGTATAATAATTGCCAGGAATAGGATATGAACTTGTTTCACTAAAAACTCTCATGATAATTGTCATGATCAAATCTGGATCACGAATACCTTTAATTTGCTCTTGAAGTATTTTGACTCTACTTTGCCCAGTTTTAATGTCTTGATTGACTTTTTTACTTAGTTTTTTCTGCTTATAATCATTATCTTTTGAGATAATGTCAATCAATTCTTGTTTGGTTAATCCATTATAATTACCAATTCTACCTTGCCCAGATTTGGTAGTATAATAAACCGAATAATTTTGAGCAATTTGAATTAATTCATTTTTTGTATATTGCTGTAATGCTCTTTCATATCCTGTAAGAAGTGCCATTACTTAATCCCCAATTGATCTTCCGTAATAACCTTGAACTCTAATAGATGATCTTTACACCATTCTTCTGCTGCTTTCCACTTTGCTTCATTTACTGCATAAGTCTTGACTTCATTAATA